GACGGTCGACGGTGGAGTGGCGAGCGCCCGACGGGAGCCGGGAATGTAATCGGGGTCTTTGCGGAGGAACGCCTCGAACCGTTCCGGATTCAGGACACGTTCCACGCCGTCGATCCGCTCATAGATCAGTTCCGGTCTGTCACCCATGTTGTCCCACAGACGCAGTTCGTCGAACGTGTCGGCGTCCGCGAGTTTCGGGAAGATCTTCGACACAGCCTCATGGGTGCCGTGGATCACGTCCTCGGGAACTTCGCGTCCGGTGTTCGCGGCGCGTTGAGCGGCACGCCGTAACGCCTCGTCGGTGTCGATCGTCACATATTCGGCGACGACACGTTGACCGCCCTGTTCGCGGGCGCGCGCAACCTTCCCGGCCATCTTCTCGAACGACGAGTCGCCGGTACCGTCGAGCACGGTGTCGAACCCGCTGTCGATTGACTCCGCCATCAGGCGTTGAGCCATGTCAGATGATTCCTCGTGGACGAACGCCGCCGCCTTGTTATCTCCGGCGTCGAGCATCTGGCGATATTCGGGGATGGCCTCTTTCGCCTTATCAGAGTCGACGAGAGTTGTGCCACGTCGGAACGTGACGTCGCCGGACTTCTGAATCGAACCCTTTCCGGCACCGGAGCCGCCACCCATAAACGTGACGCGGGTGTCGCCGTGGGCGACGCCGTCCTCCAACGACTCACGGACCCACGGGTCGTGAACCTGTCGGATGCGTTCCGGCTTGTACGCGGTCCGTCCGTTGCGGGTCGTCGTGTGAATCCGTTGGGTGTCGGTGACCGGCGTGTCGAACTTACGTCCCTGATCGGATACCTCCCGGCCTCCGACCCGGTACGGGTCACCGGGGACACCGGTCCCGAGCGCCTGCGGCGGGTTATACAGGTCGACGTCGGTGCGGGTTTGGAGGGTACAGCGACAGTTCGGATGTCCCGGAGGTGCCTGAACCTGCGAGCCGTTCGGCAGGGTGAACGGGTCCGCGATCTTCGCCTCGACGCCGGACATCGCGACACAAATCGGACAGACGTCGAACGGTCCGGTCGACCACACCTTGCGGGAGTGTTCACGGGACATCAGCCCGTCGTCGATCGCCTGCTGGTACGACAGGAGGCGCGCCTCGTTGTGCGCCATCATCCGTTCCGTGCGGGCGATCGTCCGGGAGCGGGCGCGTCGGAGTTTCGTCGCGTACTTGTCGCCCTCCTTCCGCATCTGTTCGAGTGCTCGGGTTCCCGACACGCCGCGTTTCGCGAGATCGTCACCGAGGTCAGCGACCCGATTCATCACGGCGCGCTCATACCGTTCGGTCAGCCCGCTCAGGTTGCCGCCGATCGACTCAGCGAAGTCGCGTGCCGTCGGGGACGGGGTCACGGTTTGGAGTTGCCGGAAGATCGACGACGCCGCGGACTGCGGGGTGCGTCCCTCGGTGAACGACTGCTCGACGAGACGACGAAACATCGCCTGCTCCGATTGCGCCATATTCGTGATGAGCCGACCGGCCTCATTTCTGGCCCATGTCGTCGCCCGCGGATCGGTCGCGTTGAAGCGGAACCGGAGCGCCACCTCGGACGGTGACGGTGTCTCGGCCTTGCCGACCTGCCGGTATTGGCGGGACAGTTCGCGTCCGAGATCGATCGCGGACGTTTCACCAGACGACACGAACGATTCCAGCAGGACCTCCTCGATGCCGCTAGAAGCCGCTGTGAGGTATCCGAGGACCGTCCGGGCGTATCCGGCGGTGTCGGCTGTCTCAACAGCGTTCAGGAGGGTCTCACGGGGAATCGTGGCGTAGGCGTCCTCGATGGCGTCGGCGATCGCCTCCTCCTGCCGTGACAGGGTGTCGGTGCCGGGTTCCCGGAACTGGGGACGTCCGACGGTGCGTCGTTTCGTGATCGGGATTCGTCCGCCGCCGCGGACCGGGTCGGCCTGTCGGCGGAGCGCCCGGATCGAACCGGGCATCGGTCAGACCGCCTCGGCCTCGCCGACGGGGAGACCGGCGATCGACCGGAGGTAGCCTTCGAGGTTCTCGTCGGGGAACAGCGGAGCACCGGCCTGCGCGAGCGACGTGACGAACGATCCGATCGCGCCGAGGTCGACGGACTTCGGGGTGGACCATGTCAACGTCGGGGACAGTCCCTCGTCGACACCGTTGAGGCGCATCAGGCGCGGGATCGCGTGATTGTTGAGGACCTCGGCGATCTCCGACAGGAACGCATCCAGCGACCGGACAAACAGATCGACCTTTGAGACGGACAACGCCTGCGTGCCGACCGCCTCATGTCCGAGGAGAAGAAAGTCGGCGAGGACCGTCATCGCGATCCGCTGGTCGTAACGTCCGATGATCGCGTCGGTGTCGAACTGGCGACGTCCGCCGGTCGACAACAGTTTCAGGTCGTATGCCGGGTTCCCTGTCTCCGGGTCGTAGGCGAGCGGGAACACGATGCCCTCCTGCTCGTCACGTTTCACGTTCCGGACGATCTGTTTGATCGCGTCGAGCGCGGCACGCTCCTCGGCGGTCGCGGCGTTCGACAACAGTTGCGGCGGGACCAACGCGACGGGGAGACCGGCGAGGTCACGTTCGATTCCGATCGCCTCGATCTCTTGGATGCGACGCTTGTAGTACCACGGGATGAAAGCGTTACGCAGGATAGAACGGCCCTGCGGGTTGTTCAGTTTCGAGGTGGTGCGGAACAGCAGGCACTTCTCGATCGGGAGGAACGTCACACCCTTCTTCGGGGAGTTCGGGTCCATCTGATAAGCGCCACGGATGCCGCCATTCGGGTCGAGTTCCCACCGGTCGATCGTTTCCTGTGACCGGGTCGGGAGTTTCCGCCAGCCGACACGACCGTCCGAGAACTTCGAGCGGGTCCGCGGGTCCTTCGTGAACCCCTGTCGCCGCTTGTAGACGATCTCGTGATACGAATATCCGTAGACGAGGAAGCCGAGGATCGCGGCGAGCGTGTCCGCCCACGACGTACTCATGTCCGTCAGGCACGACGAGACGAACTCGGCCTCGGCGACAGCGCGCTCATCGGCGTCGTCGGCGGGTTCCACCGACCAGTCGACCGCGCGGATCAGCATCTCGATTGCGTGGAGCATCGCGCCGACTACGGGATCGTTGTCAGCCATCTCCCGGTAGTTGGCGTAAGCCTGCTTACCTCGGAGTTGCCGGAGGAAGTCCTGCTGAATCTCGCCGCCGAACTGGTGGAGACCGGACGAGCCGATCTCCATGAAGTCAGTTGAGGTTGGGCGAGCCTTGCTCAGCGGGTCAGTCGGCACGGTGTCCACAAGCCGACAGGGTAGCGCATCGGTGCCGTCGGTGAACGGCGCTCAGTAGGGACCGTCGCAACACGAGTCGCGTGCTCCGCATCGGGTACAGCGGTAGTGGGCGTGCTCGGGTCGCATCGGTCCGCCGCACCAGCCGCACATCGTCGACAGGTCACAGGTCGGCGGGGGTGTCGCGTTCACCAGTCGAACGATAACTGGGTGTCATCGTCGACGGTTTCCGCTCGGACTCCGGCGGCGTGTTCGCATCGTCCGATGATGATCGGAAGGTAGTCGTCGGTGAGTTCGATGCCGACAGCGTTGACGCCTTCGAGGGTGGCGGCGGCGAGTGTGGTGCCGGAGCCGGTGAACGGGTCGAGGACGATGCCGTCGGGCGGGGTGATGAGCCGGACGAGCCATCGCATCAAAGCGATCGGTTTCACCGTCGGATGAATGTTCCGCGGGTTGCCTCCCTTATGGGCCTCGGCTTTCTGCGGGACCCATTCCCAGTTGTCGTGATCGCAGTCGGGCCAGCGTCCGTTCCTTTTCGATCGTGATCCACAGGTCGTACATTCGCGCACCTGATGGGAGGAATCGGTGACACGCTTCGAGGCGACGCTGATGTCGTCGAGTCCGGCGTCGCGTTCCGCGCGGGACGCCTTCGGACAGTAGAAGAACCGCGACGCGCCCTCGGACTGTGCGTCGAGTTCGGCTCCTGCCTCCTCGTCGAAGATGATGTTCGCAGGCCAGCGGCCTGACGGTGAGCCTGTTTCGTACTCGTCGGCCAAGTTGCCGCCGTGGTAGCCCATCTCCGCCGTATTCACTCTGGCGGTGCTGTCTGTCCCCACTCGACACCCGTCGATGTTGATTGCGCCGGTGCCGTGTTGGAGGACGTTTTGGGCGACGGTGCCGGTCAACGGTTTGCGGGCGAGGACGATGGGTTCGTGGGCGGGTTTGAGTGCGGTGCCCCAGCCGGACCACTGCTTCGCTGCGTCGGTCGCGGGGGCGGTGACTGCCACCTCTCGGCTACTGCTGTCGCCGCCGTAGGTCGGACCCGCGAACGAGTGACCGATTGGGACCACCCGCTCGCCGACCACCTCACGCTCGGCCTCGATGCGCGCCACCAACTCGTCCACCCAGTCTGGAACATCGGCGATATGTGGCCGAATAACTGACCACAATGAAGCAGTAGGGATTGCTGGCTGAGACTTCGCCGTCAAGTAGTGGCCGCCCATGTTGGTCCCGGTGATGTCGTCCAACTGACGCGCCGTCATGCCGGTGGTCCGCATCCATGCGGTGAACTTGTGTAATCGGTCAGGCTCGCCGTTCGTCTTGTCGATGGCCTTGCTGACGTCGAGCGACTTCGGGAACCCAGAGCCGTACACCCAATGAAGCGAGTCCCTGATCTCGAACCCTGCGTCCTCGATCGCGACCGCCATCCGGTGATAGGTCCGGGTGCCACCGAACGCGAGAAGATGTCCGCCCGGTTTCAGCACTCGCAGACACTCGGCCCACAGGTCGACGCTGTACGCGATCCCGGACGCATCCCACGACTTGCCCATGAACCCGAGTTCATACGGCGGGTCGGTGACGATGCTGTCCACGGAACAGTCGTCGAGTTCGCTGAGCACGGTCAGCGAATCGCCGTGATACAGAGTGATCGTGTCTGTCTGGTAGGTGGCCTCCGTCACGCGGCGATCCTAGCCCTGACAGCACACAGCCCGTCCCGGGGAGCCATGACTCTCCTGCCGGGACGGGCCTGCTGTGTGTCGACCGTCAGCGTATCAGTCGATCGACGGGACGCGCACCACCCGACCGGCGTCCGTGAAACACAGGATCACCTCGGGCATCAGCGCGACGTATTTCGTGACGCGGGTCCGGTTGTCGGCGGCGCGCCGGTGAAACTGAAGGGTTGCTCCGCCGCGTCCGAGCATCAGGGTCAGGTGGTCGATTCGCCATGCCCAGCGTCGAGGTGCCGGGTACAGGTGGATGTCGCTGTCGCGGTTGCCGCGGATCAGGGCGTCGAGTTCGTCGACGGTGATGTCGTCGGCGCGGTCGGCGGCGTCGGCGTAGGTGGTCGGCGCGTAGAACATCGCGGTCACGCGACACCCGCCAGAATGATCTCCGCGGCGCTCTCCGCCGAGGTCAGCGCCTCGACCATCGCTTCGGTCGCGCGGGCCATCGCCCGTTCGACTTGCCGTCTAACCCATCTGCTCATCGTGGTCTCCCTTCTCTCTCCCACGAGCACGATCTTACGCCGTCCCGACCCGTAACGCAACCGCTAACCGGAATATTTCCGGTTAGGTGTTGACGTTGGTCGGCGACTCCGGTAAGGTTCTCCTCGTGGGAGATACAACGAACCGAGAGGAGAACCACATGACCACGGTCATCAGCCGCCGCTACACGCCCGCCGGACTCTCCGCCGTCCGCGGCAAAGTCAACGCCCTGCTCCGCAAGGCGCACAAGAAGGGATGGAACGCCGACATCACGATCGAGGCGGGGGAGCCGTTCCTCTACACGATCGACGACGCGGTGCGCGGCAAGTTCACCGTCTACTACGTCGACGCGACGATCACGTTCACCGGACACTTCGCGTTCGAGGGTGACTGGGCGCTCGTCGCCGTCGCCGACGCTCGCGCCACCGACGAGCCGCTGATCTTCCTCCTCGACGAGGAGTTCGAGATGGGCGACGTCGACCTGAAGCGTTGCGATCATTGCGGACGTCGCGCCGCCCGGAAGCGCGCCTACTTCATCCGGTCCGCCGCGGGCGAGGTCAAGCAGGTCGGCGGGTCGTGCGCTCACGAGTTCCTCGGCGTGAACCTGTTCTCCGCTGTCAACCTTCACGAGGCGGTCGCCTACGACGAGGAGGAGGAGTTCTCGACCGGCGGCAGTTACCCGAACGAGTTCGACACGGGCATCGTTCTCGACGCCGCGATCCGCGCCTACACCGCGTTCGGTTACGCGAAGCGTGACGCCGAGCACGCGCTCCCCACGAAGGAGATCGTCACCGCGATGCTGACCGGCTGGTTCTGGAGCGACGACAAGTTCGCCGAGTACCGGACCGCGCTCGCCAACTCCGCCGAGCCGCGCATCACCCGCGAGGAACTCCGCGAGTGGATGCTCGAACAGACCGGGTCGTTCGGTCACAACCTCGCGGTCATCGCCCGCTCCGAGAACATCAAGAAGGACGCGCTCGGCATCGCCGCTTACGCGCCCGCCGGGTTCGACGACTGGCGCGGCAAGATGGCCGAAGCCGCGAAGCGTCGCGAGGAGGAGGAGGCGCGCCGCGCCAACGCCGAGTCGGTCCCCGTCGGCAGGGTCACGGTCGAGGGAACGGTCCAGACGATCCGGTTCTTCGAGAACGACTACGGGTGCGGGTACAAGATGCGGGTCGTGACCGACACCGGTTGGGCGGTGTGGGGAACGGTCCCCCGCGGCCTGAGCGGTGTGGAGGTCGACGACCGGGTCCGGTTCGACGCCGAGATCATGCCCTCCGAGGACGACCGGTCGTTCGGATTCTTCAAGCGTCCCACGAAGGCGGAGTTTGCCTCGTGAAGGTCGAGGCGATGATGGTGCTCCCCGGGGACCGCGTCATGCTGTCCACCGGGGACGCTGACACACTCCGCCCGGTGATCGTGCGTGACGTTGTGTCAACCCGGGACGGTTGGGCGACGCTGACCGGCGACGACGACCTCGACGGGACCGCCGTCTCGGTGCGGCTCCCGAAACACCGTGAACTCGACGTGACCTGAACCGATCAGATACGCCACGGTGAAACCTGTTCTAAGGACGCCGGAACGACGACCGGTGCCGACCGTGCGCGATCCACGATCAGGTCTGTTAGCGCCCAAACTAGGGCATCTAGACGGTCAGGTGAGGAGCCGATGTCCGGCACCCACGAACACAACTGGTCCTCCAACTCCGGGAAGAACCCGACGTGATGAGCGCGCCGCTGTTCATACAGCGCCGCCACCGGCTCCGCGCGGGTCCGTTTCCCGCGGGACGCCCGCACCAGATGGACCGGGACACGCGGGTCGACCGCTTTCAGGACGTTCTCGACGAGATCGCCGCCCTGATTCGCCTCGGCGACGATCATGTCAGCCTTGTGCCGGTGGTATGCGGCAACCGATGCCGCCGCCCAGTCGTTCGGTGAGGCGCGCATCGTCCGGTCGTCGAGGATGTACGCCTCGCCGTTCGTGCCGACGCCAGCGACAACGATGCCGGTCTCGTCGGACTTCTCGCCGGAGGTGACTGCCGGGTCGATCGCGACGACGATCCGGCGGAGCGGCGGAGTGTCGGTGACACGGGTCTCGTCGATCAGCGCCCGGTCCCACAGCGCACCCTCGACGTCATCGAGGATCTGTGCCTCCAACTCCTGTCGTCCGAGCCGGGTTCCCTCATAGCGGCGACGCATCTCCGCGATGAAATCCGGTGCGAGGTTCGCCGAGTTCTCATACGTCGAGCCGGTCGTGACGTGAACGGTGCCGTCCTCGGAACGGGCCAGCCTGCGAATCAGGTCGGTCGGTCGCGGGGTGGTGGTGACGACGAC